CAGGTATCGCATTCGATGCACTAGCAGTTGCTTACGCTAACGCAACCAACACTGCAGCCAAGGCAAAGATTGCTGCCCTTGACTTCACTGGCAAGGTTATGGATCTAGACGGCGGAACCGCTACTTCAGTTATCGAAGGTCTAATCGACGGTGTCAAATACATCAAGGCTAACTCTGGTCTAAACGCCGAGTTCATCCTTTGTGGCCCAGCTGCTTACAAATACTTCATGAAGATTGCCGACACTGCTGGCCGTCCAATCGTGAACGTAAACAACGACGGTTCAAACACCTTTGCTACCGCCAACAACGACCTAACCGGTTCAATCTGGGGAATCCCAGTAGTTGTTGACCCAACCCTAGGCGACACCCTGGCTTACCTTGCAAACTCACGTGCATTGCTAACCATGGAGTCGAATGGCTCGGGAACCCGACTAACCGCTCAGGATGTTTCGACCTTGACCGACACGCTATCTCTATACGGATTTGCAGCTATCGCTGTTCCGTTCGAGTCTGCAATCGTCAAGCTAGACTTCACCGCTTAGTCCGACTAATGGCTGTAACGATAGAAGAGTTTCGTGCTTACATTGGCACGGATGAAGATAGCACTTTCGTCACTGAGTGTTTGACCGCTGGTCACGCTTTAGTTACGAAGTTTATTGGAACTGCGACCGTCCCGGTTACTGTTCACGATAACGCTGTTCTCATGGCTTCAAGCGAACTCTTCTATCGTCGCCAATCGCCCCAAGGCGTTACCCAGTTTGCGTCAATGGATGGAAACCCTATCCGTGCCGCTAAAGACCCTATGAACGCCGCTAGGGAACTCCTACGGCCATACACGTCTTTCGGGTGCTAAATGCCTGTAAACGAGATCACTGCGTCCAAGGCAGAATACGCTTTGGCGTTAACTGCACTCGGTCTCAGGGTCTCGGCTTACATTCCTGAACGAGTAGTGCCACCAACAGTTATCATCGGACCAGGTTCACCATACCTAACCCCGGTAACAGTTGACGGCGAATACCTAATGAACCTTGAACTCATGGTTATTTCAGCAACAGCTGTAAACGTGAAGTCAACGGAACTTTTAGACCTAGCGATTGAGACCATTCTCAACGGCAACCCGGGCTACGCTCACGTTTCAAGTGTGGGCCAACCATACGCTTTACAAACCAACAACGCAGAGTTTCTTGCAGCTAACATTTCTGTAGATCTCCGCATAACCCTTTAAGGACACAAAATGGCTATTGCTATCCCAAGAGTGATTGCAAGAAACATCACTCTAACCATCGACGGTGTTGACTACGCTCCACAGGTAAACATGGTCGAACTAACACTTGGCGACGCTCCTGGTGGCGTTCAGGCGTTCACTGAAGTCCGTCCAGACGGCGAGTGGGCGATGCAAATCGACGCTTACTACTCACAGGACGGCGACTCACTGAACCGTTTGCTGTTCGCTGAGTTTGGAAACGAAATTCCATTCATCATCAACCCAGGCGGCGGAACCATTGGTGCAGACAACCCTGCATACACCGGCACCCTGATTGTGAACGAACTACCACCACTATCGCTAACTTCAAACGAAGAAGTTTCATTCTCGGTTACCTTGCGAGTAAAGAACACTGGTCTAGATGTAGCCAGCAAACTTTACTACGGCCTAACCATCGACATCACTCCGTAATTCGTTTAGGCGGCTCCAGTGGCTTACAAACCTAAAGCAAACGAACAAGCTCTCTATGTAGATGGCCATGCTCAAATGCTAAAGGCTTTAAAAGCCATTGGAGCTCCAGTCGAAGCCATTATTGCGGCGAATGAAGCAGTCGGAACTCCCGTCCTAAGAACGGCTAAGAACATCGCTCCGGTTCGTTCAGGTGCTTTGCGGGCAACAATCAAGTTGTCTAAAGCAACAACCAACGTCAAAATTCGTGCAGGTATGGCCAAAGTGCCGTATGCCAACCCTATTCACTGGGGATGGTTCTACGATCGAAACAACTTCATCACGAAGAACATCAAGCCGAATCCTTTTATGTCTAGGGCCCTTGGTTACAATAGAGATGAAATTCTAGCGAAATACGTTAGTGAGATGAAGAAACTCATCGACAAGTATGAACCACCATCAAGCGTAAAAAAATGGTGGTAGTAAAGGAAATGAAATGAACTTCGACAACATTCCAATCAAAGTTATTGAGCAGGTTGAAATTGAAACCGGCTTCTTAATTGAAGACCTTTTCAAAGGCGATAACAAATCTCCGTATCGTAAACGAGCCATCGCTTATCTTTCAGCTCGTAGCCGTGGTGAAGTTGTTACCTGGGAAGAAATGGGCGACAAAACAGTTTTGGAACTCACAAGCATGATGGGTGCTGACGAAGACGACCCAAAAGAGTAATACGGAGCAAGCAAACGGAACGAATGGCAAACTTCTGCATCCAATTCCAGCAAACTCCGGCAACTTATTACTCGCTAACAGTTAGTGAAGTGGCAGCCTTTTGGGAAGCCATCGCACCTAAAACAGATTTAAGAGGACTTATCTAATGGCCAACAAACTATTCGCTGAAGTAGTTATCGCTGGTTCGTATAAGAACCTGGCGAAGTCCACTCGTGGTGCGACTAAAGAACTAAACATCTTCGAGAAGAACGCTAAGAAGATTAGCGGTGCGATTAGTGCAGCGTTTGCTGGTATTGCTTTAGCTGGTATTACTAGCCTGGCTGATGCTCTTATCGACATGGGTAAAGCAGCTGCTGAAGATCGTAAGTCGATGGCCCTGCTAAACAAGACCCTTGAACAAAACTGGAAAGCCACAGACCAAACAATCAAAGGTGTAGACGACTACATCACCAAGATTTCCTACCTGACCGGTATCGTCGATGACGACCTACGCCCAGCATTTGCCAAAATTGCTCGAGTAACAAAAGACCAAACCAAAGCACAAAAGTCTTTCGACCGAGTCTTGGACATTAGTGCTGGCACAGGCAAAGACATCAACCTAGTTGCTCAGGCTTACTCCAAATACCTTGGTGGCAACAAAACAGCACTTGACAAGCTCATACCTGGTCTAAAAGATGCCGGTAACCGACTTGGCTTTATCGACGAGAAATACAAAGGTTTGGCGGCGGTTGCTGGTGCTAACGATCCGTTTGCTCGAATCAACGTAGTGCTTGGTGAGTTTCAGGAAAAGATTGGCACAGCGTTGTTGCCACTTATCGACAAACTATCTACCTGGTTGACTTCGCCTGAAGCAACAAAACAAATGGATAAGTTTGCAACTGCTGTTGGCGACATGTTTAGTTACTTTCAAAGCCCTGCTGGCCAGACCGCCATGCAAGAATTTTTAGATAAAGTTTTGAGTATTGCCGATGCAATAACTGGTTTGATTGAAAATGTAGACAAATTGCAACCGCTTTTCAAAGGTATTGATTTTGTTGCAGAAAAACTAAACCCTTTTAGTGGTGTTACAGGTTTGGCTGCACAATACATACCAGGTGTTGCAGAAATGGTGGGAACAAGAACAAGCACTACTGCACCTGTTTACATCACAGTCAACGCACCATCAGTAAACGCTCAGGACGTTATCAAATCCTTGCAGGGTTCAGCACGTTCTAAGGGTGTTAGTTTGCAGAGTTTGCTCCGCTAATGCCTACACGTTCTAGAACTTATTTACCTACTGATTGGCAGGTTTGGACTTACACACCTGTTGCCGGTAAGTTTCGCCTGGACTTCTCAGTGCTGAACGGAACAGACGTTCTGGGTGCTGTGGGCAATGTTGGTTCACTTGAAGTCTTAGACCTAGCAATAACTAACATTCAAATTGACGACGGCCAACGACCAGAGCAAGGTGTTTTCTTTACTTTTGCACCTGCGACAATGTCTTTGTCTGCTCAGATTGTTGAATGGTCTGACTCTTTGGTAAAAGAGCTTTACAACGGTAAACAAATCTTTTTGACGTTGAAAAATGAAGCCAGCACTAACCACAGCACTTTTGGTAAAAATACTGTTTTCTTTATTGGACAAATCGATAATTTAGACATCAATGTTGATCCAATCAACCTGGTAACTAATTTGACGATTTCGGCTACCGATGTTTCGGGTGCTGCAGTAAACGTTCCTATTACTGTTACTAAAAGTGTTTCCAAAGGTGTCGCCATTGAAGCAGGTTTTGTTGCTGCTCAAACAGCCGGCCAGATTTCACAATATTTAGACTTTGACTTGTTTGCCATTCTTGGAACCAGCTGGGAATTTGGTGGAACTTACACAACTACTTTTGGTGAATTGATGACCGAATACATTCAAGGCGAAGTTGCTGAAGCCGGCGGTTTCTTTTACCAATACAAATCAGGGCCAACTGTTTACCTAAACCGAAGTCTTTATGGCCGCACTGTTTCAGCAAACTCTGAACTTGGCCGACTAATACCTGACGACATAACTACCAACATTATCTTCGGACAAGACGGTGCTAACCTACCAACCGCTTTTGACTTGTCTAATTCTTCAGCAAGTTACTCATACGGAACTGTTAGTGCCAGCATTTTAGGCAACCCAACAATTTACACAGCAACTTTAGATGTTCCAACATTGGCTTTAGAAACCATAGCCGACAAAATCTCCGAGTATACCCAGAAGATTCAGCCAACAGAAGTTACTGTAAGAACAGCAAGAAGTTACCAAGAAATTGTTTTTGATAACCCTGCTGGCGGTGGTTCAGAGTATTTTTATCCTGTGAACTTTTACTTCAACGCTGAAGAAGTCAAAACAACACCAGCATTCACTGGCGGAACTTACTACCACACGATCGTTGGCACCAGCCACACAATCACGCCAGACGATTGGCAAACAACGTATCAACTATGGAAAGGCTTATAAATGTCGGGCAGATTCTCATTCACAGCAGGCAACACACTTACAGCTGCACAACTAAACACCAACATCATGGACGGTGTTCTTTACAAGACACAGGTTGGAACTTCAACCGTTTCACTCACCAGCAACGCATCTTGGTCTTATGGTGCGGTAAACGTAACAAATCTATCCGGGTTCACAGTTAACCCTTACGTTGTAGCCACAGCCGAAGCCACAACCACAACCACACCAGTCGTAACCCACGTCAACGTAACCAGCACAACCGCCATGACCGTTTACATGTTCCGAGTTGGTGCATCAACCGCATCGACCACCGTTCGTTGGTTAGCCATGCAAGCCACATCATCAACCGCCGCAGGAAGTTAATATGAAACTAATCAAAGCCACTTGCCAAACCCAAGGATGTTCTTACAAAGGAAAAACATCCGAGTTTATTTCCGATGTCGAACTTACCCAGTGTGCTGAGTGCGGCAACATCATTACCGATTTAGTTATCGAAGAAGTAGCCAATGGATCAGCCGAAGAGACCGAGTAGCCAAACAGCTCTACTTCTTCAACTCGTTCAAGACGTAGCAGACATCAAAGCCGGTATCACATCAGTAGCCGACCACGAAACTCGTATCCGTGAACTTGAAAAAGCCCGATGGTCGAGTGCCTGGCTAACAGGCTTACTTAGTGCAGGTGTGTCGTCCGTTATCGTCGCAATCATTATCAAATCAGTAGGAGCGTAATGCCAACTCGTAAAGAAGCCCTAGCCACCATGCGTTCAATGGTTGGCAAAGCCAGAAAAGAACTGCCGTGGCTAAAGAAGAACCCGAAACTCGGTGATTGTGCCGCAGGTTATTCCTATGTTGCCAATGGCAAAATGACTAAATACATTTGGGTCTCCGAGCTTGTGGGCCTGATGAAGAAGAATGGCACTTGGCGTAAGGGTAAGCCACAACCTGGCGATGCAGTTATTTATGATTGGAATGGCGATGGTGGTTGCGATCACGTTGCGATGTTTCACTCGGTTGCCAAGAATGGTTTGTGGATTGCGTTTGGTGCTAATCAGGGCAAAACAAAGCAAGTAACCAAGTTGATGACCGGCAAGGGTGTCATTCTTGGCTGGGGAACTCCGTTCAAGTTTGCTGAACCTGTGGCCAAAGAATCTGTTGTCGCACCGGCTACCGAAGTTGAAACACCTTTTACTGAAATGCCGTTGGCTCCAGAACACTACGAAGCCCCAGAAAGCCCTGTAAGCCCCGTAGAAGCCCCGACACCTGTCCAGAGTGTGATTGTGCCACCTAAAGCCTTTCAACCGCTCAGCAGGGGTTCTAAGGGTTCAAATGTGAAGAAGTTGCAGACCGCTCTCAAAGTTACAGCTGACGGCGACTTCGGCCCGATAACTGAAAAAGCAGTAAAGGCTTACCAAACTAAAAAAGGCATCGTCGTTGATGGTGTCGTAAACGAATCAACCTGGAAGAGACTTGGACTATGAAAAAACACATCAAACGTGCACTAAGAGTATTGGCGTTCGCCGTTGGCTCGGGCATCGTATTTATTGCCGCAGGATCCGTTGGTGGCATGTCGCCATTCGATGCAGCTCTTATCGGTGCAACTGGAGCAATCATGGTGATCGCTGTTGCTATCTTGTTTGAGTATGCCGGTAAGGGTGGCGTATCGGATGAAGCATTCGATGAAGCGATCAACACTGGTATCCAGAAAGTGAAAGCCGACACGGAAAAAAAGAAGTAAGCGGTTAGGCTGCTGAACTGGTAATGGTCGTCCGGACGGTCGGCTCGATGCCAGGCGACACGGAGAAAAAGAAATAATTGGCATAATGTCAAAATAGTTTGCTACACTGCCTACTAACAAGTCCCTCCGCTTGTTAGATGGGGAAGCCGGACACCTACCCCCATCGGTGTCTGGTTTCTTCATTTCCACCGCAATCGCAAAGGAAACATAATGGCATTTAATTTAGCCGATTACCAAACCGTTCAAGAACGTATCGAAATCTTCTGGAGACTTTACCCAGACGGTCGTATCTTCAACGACATTGTTCTCACCAACGAAACTGAAGTGATCATCAAATGCTCGGTGTGGAAGAACGCTAACCAGCAACTACCTGACGTTACAGACTTCGCTCAGGAACCAATTACTAAGACCGGTATCAACGCCACATCGGCTGTTGAGAACTGTGCCACGTCTGCTACTGGTCGAGCATTGTCGTTACTTGGTGGCGAACTATCACCATCGAAGAAACGTGCTTCGAGTGCGGAAATGTCTAAGCGTGGTCGGGTTCTCCTGGCACAGGCTCAGACCGCATTTGAAAAAGAAGACTTAGATGAATTGCGTGAGCTCTTTACGGAATCTAAAGAATCGTCTGTTGATCCTGTAATCGTTACTCAAATTCGAACCCTTGGTGGGCAGTTGGCTCAGAGAATGAAGAACCCCACCATCGGAAAGGAAGAAACGATAGTGGGGCAGCCTAACGGCTCGGCCACCGCAACAGAAGCCGTCTAAGGGGAATCTTACTATGTCTACTGTTGAAATGACCGCTGTTCTGCACCATTCGCAGGCTACTGGCTCAACCAAACTTGTTTTGATGGGTATCGCTTACCACATGGGTAAAGATGGCTTGAATGGTTGCTGGCCGTCTCAGGGCACTCTCGCTGAATACGCTAACATCTCGGTTCGTCAAGTTCGCCGGGCCATCGATAACTTAGTCAACTTAGGCGAGTTAGAAGTGATTACTCATGGTGCTTGGGCGAAAGGTTCAGCTGCACAAACCAATGTTTATTACCTGGCTGATTTGTGTCCGGATACTTGCGATGGATCTCTAAATCATCGTCGTTCGGTGCGGACATTTATGGTATCAAGTGCGGACATCTACGGCACATAGTGCGGACATCCATGACCAAAGGTGCGGACATAGGTGTCCTATAAACTATAAAGGAACTATAAATGAACTGTTAAGAAATACTTAATAGGGAAATTACAAGAAAAGGAAACAACAAAATGGCAGCAAAGATTACAGTGGCCGGCACTCTCCAGGTAAGCAAAACAGGATCCACATCAGTAGTTACTCTTTGGGATAAGTCTTACAACGAGAAATTGCAGAAAGACATCAAACAGGCTTACAAGCTGTGGATGAATGTTCCAGGTGAATGGACGGAAGGGACGTTTGTTGAAGTAACAGGCACACTCAGTGTTCGACCATCAACCAACATTGACGGCACACTACGCACCTACGTTGATTCAAAAGGAAACACAGTAACGGCTCACGATCTGAACGTGAACGATGTTGAAGTTATCCGAGTAGACATCAAGACCGGTTCAGACACAACTGGTATCGACATGGACGATGTTCGCAAATACGGCACACCACTCCAGCAAACCATCATGGACGACCAACCGTTCTAATGCCCTACATGCAACTGACCGTCGAAGGGAATCCTGTTCCGCAGGGTTCCTTTCGTCACGTCGGGAATGGCCGTATCATCTCAGCCAACCCCAAACTTAACGCATGGCGACAAACCATTGCTGACCAAATAGGCTTACAGACCCCTGTGCGGCTCATAGAAGGCTCAATACGAGTTGACTTGGTATTTACCTTAGAAAGACCTAAAAGCGTTTCTAAGGGCGTTAGAGCAAAACCGACAGTAAAACCAGACCTAGACAAACTTGTTCGGGCCACACTCGACGCAATCTCACTCGAACGCTATGTGCAGCTCATAAAAGACGACAGTCAGGTAACCGACCTACACGCCGCCAAACGCTACTCGGACCACCGACGACCCGGCGTAACCATAATGATCCATTGGTAACAATTTGATAACAAGCGTGTCTAAATGCTCGACACACCAAAACTTAGGCCCCAAACTAATACAGCAACACCAAACCGCTAACCAAACAAAGGAAAACAAAATGAACGCAACACAGAACAAGAAATACGAATCACTAGAGCTACGTCTTATCCACCGCAAGCCACGCTCAACCAGCGACCTACACATTTACTTTATGGAATGCATGGAGCAAATCGAGTTCGCCGGCAACAACGCAGAAACACGTGAAGTATTCTTCAAGCTCTTCAAAACCGCTGGAACATTCTGGTTCCCAACCGAACACCCAGCAGATCTCTTTGACCGCATTTACAACGACACCGAAGAACTGGTGGCCGCATAATGCTCAAATTTCTAACCGCCCTATACGTCATCACCTGGCTAATCGTCGACCTACCAATCGGCGTAGCCATGATCATCCCCGCAACCATTGTCCTAATAATCCCGAAAGCATGGCAAAACTAATGGCAATCAGAGAAGTAAGAATTATTGAAGTAATTGAACACATTATTGAAATTGAAACAAAGAAAAATTGGCGTCATGCCGAAGAAATTGCTTTGGACCATCTTTCTCTAATGCAAACCCCAGAAGAAGCTGCGGAAACTATAAAACACATTGTTTCTCATAAATTTGAGAGCGAATTCTCACTCAACAGAATGACTGAATATGGAGAAGTCGACTTGAATGCAAACAAATCTAAGGCTAAATCTGGAATGCGACTCGTCTAATGGCCATAAAGAAACTATCTAAAGAGAAGCTCGAACAGGTTGAGAACTATCGCCTGGCATGGCTTGAATGGCACAACAAACTACGCAAAGAACCAACCCACAGCGACAAATGGTTTGCTCTTATCCGTGAACGTAACGCTTGCTACGACTTGCTAATGCAACTAACTGGACTAACCCGGTCCCGAGTCGACAACCTGATCTATGGCCAAGTAACCACCGCAACATTTTGGTTAGCAGACGGCACAATCAGGAGAAATCATCCACATGAATAGCAACGGAGCAATCAGAACCGCCGCAATCATCGACGAACGAAGCAGATGTTCACTCGCAATCCAAACACAAATTCAAGTGCTCCAGGAACGCATAATGAACACACCTTCACCAGCGTTACGCCAAGCATGGGCCATCGCAATCATCGAGCTGGACACCGTAAGCAAAATAATCGACAATCCAAGAAGGAACGCAGCATGAACGAACCAAGCAGCTTATCTTCAATCGCATTCAACACCGGTGTAATTGCTGAACGCTCACGCCTAGTCAAACAACTATTTGAGTTAGGTGTGCTTCGTCATTCCATG